GGTCGAACCGCTGCCGCCGGTCGAACCACCGCCGCTCGCGCCGCCGGAGATCGCGTCGGGCAGCAAACCGGAAAGATTGCCGTTCACGCCGCTTGCATCTGGCAGCTTGCCGCCAATGCCCTCGCTGCCTCCAACACTGCTCTGACCGCGCGATGCCATGACTTTTTCATAATCCGACCGAGATGCGGCGGTAATATCCTTGTCATTGATCGTAGACCCTGGGCCGGTGTAACTATGCCCAAACTGCAAGTTCATCAGCTCTTCGCTGCTCACGCCCGCGTCGTTGTCCGCCTTGGCGGGGATGAGGCCGTAGGTGTAGCGGGAAGACGTGCGCAGACGGCGCGTGATGTAGCCGTTATCGCTATAGGTGCACTCCCACGTTCCCTTCGGGCCCGTCATGATGACCGTCTGACCGGCGCGGGACATATCGCGCTGCGTCATATCGGGTTGGCCGGTGTCATCCATACGGACATAGCCGCCGTCGCTGGATGCGTAGTCATCCCACGTGCCGTTTTGGAGCTTCTTCGTCAGGCCGGGGTCTTCATAGTAGCCCCAGTGGCCCTCACCGTCCATGCCGTAGTAGCCCGTTCCCTGACCGGCGTTGTCGATCCAGCCGTCCGTATCGGTCATGCTGTTGTGGCCCCAGCCCTTATACACGAAGTCGCCGTAGTTCGGGGCATAGCCGCTCTTCTTGCGCCACTCGTTATAGAGGTCTTCGTTCGTCCGCGCAGTGCCTTCACCGTAGATGTTGATGCCCTGTGCGTTCGCCTTATTGACGCGCGCCTGCGCCGCCTCACGGAATGCATTGATGTCCTTGGCGTTGAGCATCAGCTGGCCGTAGTCGGTCGTATCGGTCGACCAGTCGTGCAGCGGCAGGATGTCGCCGTTCGGCGCGCGCGTTGTGCCCGCAGCCAGATCGACGCCGGACGGAATGACGTCCGCGCCAGGGAAGTAGCGGTTGCGCAGCTCGGCGTCGGAAGGCGTGCTCACGCTCGGCGTGCGCACCGTCGTGCCGCCGCCCGAATAACCGGACGAGCCGCCGTACTGCTGCTGCGCCTTGTTCAGCTCGTTCATCTGCTTTTTCGCCCACTCGGCGTTGCCGCCGCCCTTGGAGATCAGGCCGTTTAAGTAGCTTCTTTCGTTGTCCCATTTGGTATTAGCATTATATGCGCCCATCGGCTTACCGCCTTTCTTACTTCATCGTCGCAAGCTTTCTTACCAAGTCGCTGCCGTACTTGTAGCTTTCAAGGTAATCCAGCGTCGCGTCCACCAGCCCCGCGCGCGCCTTGAGCATCGCGCGGTAGTCCGGCTCTGCGAGTTTCCCGTGGAACTCCTTCTCCCACTTGCCCGCGTTCTCCTTGCCGGACCAGTACGCGGGGCACAGCTTGCCCGTCACGTCGAAGTGGCGGATGACGTTGCTCTCGGGGATGTTGTACTTCTTCATCAGAGCTTTCGTCAGCTCAAGTGCCTGCGCGACGGTCTTCGCGCTTGGCGCGTAAACGCCGTCCTTCTTCGCGTCGCACAGCTCAATGCTGATGCTGTTTGCGTTCAGGCAGCGCCCGTGCAGCGTTCCGCCACCCGTCTGCGGACAGGACGGGTACTTCTTCCCGCCGACCGCCCACGCAACGCGCAGATCATCCACGCTCTGCACGATCTCATTTGCATCGACGAAGTAGTGCGCGCTGGTCTTCACGACGTTGCCCGCGTAATACTTGGCGTTGTTCATCGCCGTGTCGCCGTCGTTGCCCGTGTAGTGGATGACGATGTAGCGGATGCCGCTCGCCGCGCGCGTGCCGCCGACGTTCCCGGCGTTTGCCGGGTATTTGCGGATATCCATGCCTCACGCCCCCTTGTCCTCGCCCTCCATACGCGCCTTGTAGCTCGCATTCGACACGCCGATGAGAGCGCCGATGAAGAGCGCGACCGCGCTGATGGTGGTCGTGACCTGCTCTACATACCCCCAGCCCCAAACGCCTGCCAGCGCGGCGTACAGACCGCTGCACGCGGGCAGCACGATCAGCACCAGCCACTTGAGTACGTCGTAGACCTTGTTATTCAGTTCAAATTTCATTGTTCTTCTCCTTTCGTTTCCGTCCAACAATAATTTCTACCAGTGTTAGCAGCCCGGTAAAGGCTTCAATGATGCCGCCTGTCCCAAGCAGGTACGGGAAGAGGTTGTCCCACTGCCACCCCTTAATGCTGTAAAAGATGACCGTGTAGATCACAAAAGCGGCGATGAAAATGCCAACGATAATCAAAATGATGTTCCTCGTTCGCAATTTTGACGCCTTTTTGATAAGGTGCTTCACGACCTGACCTCCCACTCGTCGATCTCGGTCTTGATCTTGTCGATAAAACTGTTGCCGCCCAGCGCCTTATAGCCTCTGTAGAGGTACAAAAAGTCCTCAAGCTCGTACTGCCGGATAACTTTGTCCTCTCGATGCCGGTAGTAAGTGTGCAGCATGTCGTGCCGGAGCTGGCATTTGAGCGCGTCGGTCAGCTTGTCCAGCCCGAGCAGCTTGTGCCGCACGGGCTTGATGATCAGCGCCGCCGCCCCGATGATGATCGTCGCTTCGGAGCACAGCGCCGCGATGCTTGCCAAATCTGTCATTCGTTCCCCTCCGTCATTTTGTTATCACCCACAGTCCGACCGCGTGCCACAGGCACACCGCGCCGTACACGATCGCGCACACGTTCAGCCCCCGCCGCGCCTCCTTCGTCCCGCGCGCGGCAAGCCACAGCGCCAATAGCGGCACGACTGCGCCCTTGTACCAGATCATCGTGACGACGCTCCGCAACAGGGGATTCAGTTCCGCACAGCCGCGCCGCAGCGCCCAAAGCGTACAAATGAGATCGAGCCAGTTCAGCCCAATTACCGTGATCGCCATGTTACCCCTCCATAATCGCCGCCAGAAGGTCCTTCGCCGTCACGCCGTACCGGTCGAGCCCGATGCGCGTCATTTCCGGCGGTTCGTCGCGGCAAGCCTCAATCAGCTCCATATCCGCGTGGATGGAGATGTGCACCGTTGCCTCCCACATTCCATTGACTGGAAGATCGCCGTAGCTGCCGATCTTGTACAGCTTTCGCGCCTCCATATCCGCGATGAGAAAGTCACTTCCGTTGACCACCGCCGGGATACCCCGTGCGGTGAGATAGTCACACGCCGCGCGGAGGATGCGGTCTCCGGCGCGACTGCGGTTTTTCTCCACCACGCAGATGCACAGGTCGCCGGGGAAAACAAGATCCACCATGCCGGGGCGATAGTCGCTGCGGAACACCGGCATATCGTATTCCCGTACAGTGTCGCCAAACGCATCGTCCGGCGCTGACCCGACCCAGTGCTTTTCTGCAATGTTGACGACCACACCGTCCTCTTGCACGCGCTCAAGACGCGCGATCTCCGCAAAGGCGTCCTCCGCGTTCAATCTTTTGTAGCGCATCCTTACCCCTCCCATTCTGATAAGCTGTGTAGTGTGACGTACTTTGCCTGTTCCTCTGTACTCAGCGCTGCGATTGCAGCGGCGCAATCCGTGTAAACGACAGTTTTGTAGTAGGTATCTCCGCAAGTGCCAGAACTCGCGTTAAAGTGGGGAGCAATCTCCATGTCGGCGTCACTCGGCCGCAGGAGCACCAAGACCGCGCCATCCACTGACATGCTATAATCAAGTAACCGAGAAACCCCAGCGCCGCAAATCACCGTGGTGTACTTTTCTCCTAAAATTTGCTCCTCCGGAACTCTGTCGAGGGAGCCCTCGCCGGAGATCGTCACGGTTTTTGTCTCCGCGTTATAGCGCCAATATGTCCCGTTGCCAGCTCTTTTAAAGCCATCCAAGTTCTCCGGCACGTCCATCCCCTGCATATTGTAGGCGGGAGCGGACGCCTTGGCGTATCGGTATTCCGTACCCGCCCTTGCGTTGATGTAGAAATAGTTTTTACCGGTCGGGTCGACCGTGTATTTCATAACCTTTCCGTTTGGCTTTGTAAAACTGGCGCTGCCTGAGCCGATTTCCATTGCAATACCAATTTCCGCAAATGCGTTAATCAACAAAACGCCTTGTTCTTTAGCGGCTTCATCACTGGTATCGATTTTTTCGCATTCGTACCAGCCTTTTTCCGCGCAAAACGCGAGATTATCGTCCATCAGGCGGCAGAAGTTGTTGTATGCCTCCTCCGTCACGGTCACGGATTCGTCAAACAGCGCGCAAAAGAAGTTCTGCGTATAAATCCTGTCTTCGGCATTCTTCATGGAAAAATGCCGTTGGAGCCGCTTTATCAGCAGGTACTTGTACTGATTGGATGTGTAGCTCATACCCCGCCTCGCTTTCTTTGAATGCTGCCAAAGCGCTTGACCGCGTGGCGGAACTCGCCTATGGAAAAGTCCGGGAACAGTGTTTCGGTAAAATAAAGCTCTGAATAGGCGGACTGCCAAAGCAGGAAATTGGAGAGCCGCTGAAAGCCGCCCGTGCGGATGATGAGGTCCGGCTCCGGCAGGTTTTGATACAGCGCCGCCGTGATCTCATCCTCCGTCCGCGCGCCCTTGGCAACGGCGTCCACGATTTCCATTCGACCGGAGTAGTTGCAGCACAGGTTCAGCGTCAGGCCGTCACAGTGGGCGGTCTCCCGCTGGATGCGCTCCATTTTTTCGATGCTCTCAGGCGGCACGCGCTTGTCCGTCCCGGAAATGAGGACGCGGATGTTGTTTTCCACAAATTCCCGATACCGTTCAAAATACCGGTTTGCCATGGAAAAGAGCGCGTCCACTTCCTCCTTGGGCCGGTTCCAGTTCTCCCACGAAAAGCAGTAGACGGACAGGGCCGGGATGCCCATGTCCACGCACCAGTGCATCATGTCCTCCACCTTGTTCAAGCCCTGCTCGTGCCCAATGGAGCGCTCCAAACCCCGCCGCTCTGCCCAGCGTCCGTTCCCGTCTGCTATCACCGCAACGTGGTTCAGCTCATTCATGATTTAGCCTCCTTCGTCGCCGGGAATACGATTGTAACTACGCCGCTGTTCGCAGCATTGGTCACGCTCGTTGCGCCGGATCGTTTGAAGAAGTTTTCAGGAATACCGTCAAAAGTGAACCCTTCTTTTGGCGTCAGCGTGACAGTTGCGGTATAAACCGTAGACGCGGCGAATGTAGACGCCTCGGGAGACCACACGACCTTGCCGGTATAGTTCGAGTCTTCAAACGTCAGGACAGGATTCTTCCCGGTCTCGGGCGTTGTGACCTTCCACAGATCGTTATCCCATACCACTGCCGTACCGGTTTTCGGGAATACGGCGGTCACAACGCCGCTGTTTGCGGCATTGCTGACGCTTGTCGCACCCTCTACCGTGAAGAAGTTCGCCGCCACGCCGCTAAGGGTGTAGCCGACCCTCGGTGTCAGCGTGATGGTGGCGGTGTAGACAGTCTGCGGGCCAAATTTGCTGTCGATCAGGTCGGGCGACCATGTGATCGTACCAGTGAACTGCTCTCCATTGATGCCGTACACAGGTTTTTCTCCCGCGATGGGCGCGGGGATGCCCACAACGGCGGGCGCTGTCACCTTAACTCGCTCTACCTCCACAAGCCCGAAGATGGCAACGGTCAACTCGCGGCTCGGCGCGTTCACGGCGGGAATGGAAATCTCGGTGAATCCGGCCACGTTCTTTTCCTTGTCAGGCGCAGTGACGTTCGTGTTCGCGATGGTCAGCGCCGCCGCCACCACCGCCTGCGTGTTGACAGTGGAGGAATCGGACGGCAGGCCCAGCTGTACGCCGTTCGCGCCGGGCTTATAGCCCACGGCTTTCAACTTGTAGGTCGTCCCCTGCACGTCAGGGTCCCAGCCGGTAAGCGTGAACGACACCGGCGTGCCGACCACATAGGACGTGCCGCCCCCGCTCTGGATGTTGCGCACCGCCTCAGCCATCCCCGCTGGAAAACTCAGGGGCGAGGTCGTGCCGCCCTTTTCGCGGATAGCGTCGGCGACTGCCGTAATGCTTTCGCTCTGTACCAGATATTCCGCCATCAGAACGAACCTCCTTCTGCCGCGGGCACGGTTTCCGCCACCCACTTTTTCTGTTCGCTGCGCCACCGCAAAAACGCTCCATCCGGCGTTGTGTCCGGCTTATCCACCGGGTCGTAGATTGGCTTGTCGCCCGCAGAGTCGATGCGCTCTACAACGGTGCAGTCGGTCTCATAAATGATCGTTCCGATCATAATGTCCACCGGGAACACACCACTAAAGACATATGTTCCTGTCAGGGCGTATGTGGGCGTTCCGTCTTCAAGCGCACTCTGCGTGCCGAACATCTGGAGCGTCACCTTTTCCAACGCGCCATCCACGGACTTAAACATGACCGTCACATTCGCGCGGCGCTCGAGCGCGGCCTGCTTGATTCTTTCGCCTATGCTTTTGTCGTTGCCGAGACTGACGTTGCTTTTGAACAGATTATCGTGGCTCAGCGTAATCTTGTCCGAAAGGTCGAACTCTACCGCAGGCTGACCGCCGCCACCACCGGGCTCGCCCTTGTCGCCCTTGTCACCCTTCTGGGCGATGAGCATCCAGTATTCCGCGCTCGGCGGAGCGATACCGGTGCATGGCTTGATGCAAAGATAGCTGCTGCCGCCGTATGCGACCTTATTGCCGACGACATAGGCTTTGGAAGCGTCGTAGCTCTCCCACACGTTGCGCGCGTTCTCCGCGCTGATGCGCGACGTCTCGTTCGCCTGCCGCGTCTCCTCATTGCTTTGCCTCGTCTGCTCTGCTGCAACACGCGCCGCCTCCGCCTCTTCGCGATGCTCCTCCGTCGCGCCTTCCGCAACGACCGCCGGGATCAGCGTGTCGTTGATGTAGCGCTTGAGCGCCTCGCCGCCCTCGTCGAACTTCGCTTTCAGCTCCGCTGCGGTAAGCCCGCCTACGTCGTTCGGCTCATCATCGAGCGCGGAGATGATCTTCATATCCTTGTTGAATTTTTCAAACGCCATCTTGCCTTACTCCCTTCTCGGGACTTCGCCCGATTCGTTGATCTTCCGCTGCAAGTTTCCATACCCCGCGCCGCCGCGCACAGGGGGTGCGTAGCCGCTCGGATCCATGGGAGAATCGCCCTGTCCGCCGCTGGGCGCGCCTCCTGGCATCACGCCGCGCTCCGCCGCCTCGGTGATAGCGATGAGCGTTTCTCGGTCGGTGATCTGACCGTTCGGCAGTCTGCGCAGATATTCGCTCGTGGGAATTTTCCCTTGCATCAGCAGGTTATCCAGCGTCTGCATGTTGGCGATCTCGCTCCAATAGCTCGACGCGCCCGCGTCAAGATCGATGCTGCACGGAATACTGCGGATGGTCGTAAAGTCGAAGGGCACGGAAATCTTTTCTCCGATCTCGCGTACCTCCACCTCGACCGTGCGCGTGCCGTAGTATTCGCTCTCGAACGCCATAAAGATACGCCCGAGCTGTTCAATGCACTGCAAAAGGGTCTGCTTTGTCAGCTCCATCGGCGTTGCGGCGGCACGCTGTAAGGCGATGATGGCACTCGTGTTGTCCGGGCGCGTGTCGCCCAGCGCCACGTCCGACGCGCCAAGGAATTTCTGCGTGTAGCCGATGGCCACGTCGATAAACTGCGAGATTTGCGGGGAAATGCTCGCGGGGTCGATGATCTTTGCAACGCCGTCAACGCTGCCGTTGACGCCGATGGCCGCGCCGACCTTGCTGCTCCACTTGTTGACCTTCGTGCGGTCGTATACGATCTTCGGATAGGCCAGCGTCATGAGCGAGATCATGGACATGGCGAAAAGCTTGTTGACGAAGATCTGGTTCGGGATCAGCCCTGTGATCATCGCCTGTCCGTGATAGCAGTCCTGCACGTAGTCCCAGTTCATCCACACGATGGGGTAAAGGGAAATGCCCAAATCCCACTCCTTGCGGATCTCCGCGTCGCCGCGCGTGCACTCGTAGCAGTGGATCGTGCCGCTCTTCTTGTCGCGCCACAGGCGGAGGACCACCGTGACCTTATTGCCGCCGAGCTGGTCGATCTCAATGTTGCTGCCCTCGCGGTCGTCTTCCGTGATGTTGTCGACGTCCGACGCGCTCGCGCCCCATTCGCGGGCGTAGTCCTTGCACTCGCTTACGAGCATGCGCCGCTCGATGATAATATAGGGCTGCGTCTGCACGTCGCGGCTGTTGGGGTTGCCGAAGTGCACCTGCGTGTTTTGCAGCACCTCCACGCCGATAGCGCCCTTGGCTTGCTGGCCGGTCTCCACGCTGCTGTCCCAGTAGGCGAACAGGCAGCCGTCTCCGTCCACCGCCGCGTTGCGGCAGAATTCGCGGATCTTGCCGCCCATCTGGTTTCTCTCGAAAATGGCGGCAAACTGGTCGTTTAAGATATCGCTGTATAACTCGAGCACCCTCGTCGATGCTCTCCCGCCGCTCGGCAGCGGCTTTGCGTGCAGCTTGAGGTTATCGGTCGACACGTTGGCGACGGAGAACAGCACCACGCGCTTTAAGAAGTTAAAAACCGGTGTCGGGAGCCCGTTGCTGCGCACGCCCTCCCACTGCTTGCCGATGAAGAAATTCTCATTCGTCTGCACCGTGTCGTACAGGTTGATGCCGGTGTTGAACTGTACGCCAGCATCGTATTCCGCCGCCACGCGCTGCGGGTTCATTTTCTGATTTATCATTCGTGATTCCTCACTTTACATTGCCCGCGTAGCGCAGCCGGATGTCCGTTTCAATGACCGTCGCCGTCGCGCTCGCAGAATTGCTTTTGAAGATCAGGCGGTAAAACGTCGCCTTTTTCACCTTCATTTTTACTTTCTTCACCTGCGGCTTTCGGTTCGTCGCGAAAGAAAAGTGATTGAAGTCCACATGCAGAAACGTCGCAAGGCTGTATGCGACGGTCTTCTCGGGATAGTCGCTCCTGCGGTTCGTCTCCACCGTCACCTTGATGCGGGCATTGGACGCGGGCTGCATGGCCACAAAGATCATGGGGCTGTATTTCAGCAGCCAGTCCCGGTCAAAATCCATCGCGCCCGTCGCCGCGTAGCAGTCGATCGGCGCGCCGTTGTCGCTGCGGTACTTCTGCGAAAATTCCACGACCGCCCCATCGTCCGAAAAGCCGATCACCGTTCCTTCGTGCTCCACGATGCGCGAGAAGGGGAGACCGTCATACAGATACCAGCTGTCATTCGCGTAGTTCAGGATGAGCGCCCGCGTTCCGTGCAGAAACCAGAATTCGTGGTCTGCCTTGATGTTCGCCGTCAGGACTTCCTTTAGGTCAAAACCCCTGAGCGTCGAGGCGACGCGGTCGCTGATACGCTTTGCGTTGTTCTCGTTGTTCGAGATATAGCTTGCATAGCTGCTGCCGCTGCGCCACTGGTAGACGCTGCCCGCGTCCATCGTCATCGGGTTATTCTCAAGAAGCCTTACCTGACCCGGCGCCTCGTTGCCGAACTGCCGGTTCACCGGCTGAACGTAGAACGCCGCCGTGCTTCCTCCGTCCGCAAGCCCGATCTCGCCCTGCAAGATCGCCCACGCGCTGTCTATCTTGAACGCCATGAGCCGCGAGTAGTGACGCACCAGCGCCGTAAGCGGCGTGTTGCTCTCGCCGACCGTCAGCTCGTAGAGGTCTGGGAAGTATTCAGCGCTCGCCCTGCCGGTCGCAAACGGAACGCCCGAGTAAACGGCGCGATTCGTGCCGTCGCCGTAGAGGAATACGCGCGTGTCCGTCGCACCGTTGAAAAGCTCGCTGTATTTCATGCCGGTCACTTCGCTGCGCGCTCCGTCGCCCTTGCGGTATTCGATCTCCACAGTGTTCGTCCCTGCGGCGGGGGCGGCGGTAAACGTCACCGTCCCGTTTTCAAGGTCCATGGTGCAGTTCGTCACCGGCTCGCCGCCGGATTTGACGCTGCTGACCTCGTTGATAGCCTTTTCCGGCAGCTGGAACACCGTCGCCGTCCCGTCGGGGGAGAACTGCACGCGCCGCTTGCCGGTCAGCCGGTTCACGGTTTCAACGAGCGTGCCCTCGCCCTTGGGCGTCGTTGCCGTCTGGATGAGCGGCACATAGCCCTCGACCGTCGCAAACGCCGTGTCCGTTCCGCCGTCCCAGCTCTTGTACTCGCCGCCGCCGAGCAGATACACCTTGCCGCCGAATCCGAAGAAGGATACTTCGCCCATCGGCGCGCTGCCCTTATCCTTCGCCGCGCCGTTTTTTGTGTCGATATCCCAAATGTGCCCGCCGAAGGATGCGAGGATGTGCTCAGAAGCCCCCGCAATGCCGCGCCACACGCCGTATACGCGCGTTTCCGCGCCGTCCTGCACGTTTCCCTGCCCGAGAGATGAGAGCGCGTCAGCAAGGCTCAGAAGCGTTTTCGAACCGGGTCTGATCTGCAAGTGCTTATCCTGCGTGATACGGAAGTTCCGCATTTCCGCCATCTCGCCGACCTTCAGCATCGTATCGCCGTCCGGGTTCTCGTTCAGTCCGAGAAACGCCTGAATTTTCAAAATGCTGGAATTGTCTGTTCCCTTGATCTGTGCCAAGCCTTACTCACCTCCGAATGTCAGGTAGCTCAAATCCATTTCGCCGCCGGTCATCTCTTCGTCGTAGTCGGCGTTCGCCTCTCCGGGCATCGGCTCGTCTGCCGTCTCCGGGAGCTGAGCGCCCAGTGTGCGCGTGATGCAGAAGTAGCGCAGCGCGTCGTTGATGTGCGTGATGTTATGCGGCTCGGTCGCGCAGTCGCTCGGGTTCTTCTCGTCGTGCTGGATGAGCATGATGTTTCGGATCAGCGCGCGGCAGTCGCTCGTCACCAGAAGCCCCGGTCGGTCTTTCTCGCCGCGCAGCGGCTTGAGCATTTCCTTTTCCGCCGCCCAGCCCTGCACGCGGTTGTTGCTCGCGCGCAGAAGTCCGACGCCGTTTTGCGCGAACAGCTCCGCCATGTTCTTGCCGCTGTCCTTCTGCCGGTTCCACATATCCGGCGGCGCGATGGTGAATTCAATGCGTTCCTCCGGCGGCGTCATCGAAAGCGCCAGTGCCGCCGCCTCGGAGACGATCAGCCCGCTTTGCTGTACCTCGCGATAGACGTAGCAGCGTCCCTCAAAGTCCACCGCGATCCAGAGACAGGCGAACATATCGAGGCCGTAGTCGAACGCGCGGTACTTCTTCCACTCGCCCGGGATGCGGGCAAACGGTTCGATGACGTGCGTTTCCTTGCGGAACTCGGGGAAGAACGTGCCCGCCAGCGCGTCCCAGTCGCCGTAGCGCCACGCGCGCCGCACGTCCTCGGGCAGAAGGTCGAGCATCTGCTTGTATTCCGGCGACGCCTCCAAAAGCTGCGGGTTATCGTCCACCGTCGCATGGATGAACGTGTAGTCCTTCTCCTTTTCGCCGTCCTGATATTCCCGGTCGATAAAGAGGCGCTTGACCCATGCGTGCCCGATGCCGCCGGGGTTGCAGGTGAGATACATCCGGCGCGGGATCTTCGTCGCACCGCGCAGGCACGCGCCCAGCGTTCTGAACTGCTCTTCGGTGAACTGCGTCGCCTCGTCGATGAAGATCCAGTCATATTCCTGCCCCTGATACTCCACGTCATCGCCGCTGCCGTAATGGCCGAATTTGATGATCGCGCCGTTGTAGAATGTGAACATGTGCATTCCGCCGTTATAGGTCGCGAGCTCCGCGGGGATCATTTTTCGCATGGGGATGATAATGCCCTGTTCCAACTCGGGATACTCGCGTCGGACGATCAGAATGCGGATATCGGGATAGGTCAGCGCACCGCCGAGCGCCTTAATGCGCAGCACGTGCGACTTACCGCCGCCTCGTGCGCCGCCGTAGCCGACATAGCGGCTGCGCGCCTGACAGAATTGCTTCTGCTTGGGGTTCAGCTCGCCAAAGTCGACGGTCGGCAATTTTTGCTTGTAATAAGGCGCTGCCATGCGTTCAACTCTCCTGGGTCATGTAATTTACAAAAAGAGCGGCGGGGGGGGTGGGCGGGGGCCGCTTTGGTTGGCGGCTTCCGAGTGGTTTACTCGTAGTCCTTGGTGGCTTCGATGCCGACGCAGCCGTCCTTGGTGCCGACGGCGCGCATCGTCTGGCCCTCCGCCAGAGTGACGGCGGCGCTGTAGGTCTCCGCAGTGCTGGAATAGCGCGGGTCAGTGCCGTCCAGCGTGTAGCGGAACGTCACGCCGGTCGCGGCGGTGATGCTCGCGGCGTGGCTGGTCACGCTGATCGAGGGCGCATCCAGCACGGCGGACTTTGCGCCCGCAACGCCGATACCGACGTTCTTGCTGCCGATGACAAACGCATCGTAGTAGACAAGGCCCTGCACCACGGGGCCGCTGTAGCCGACGCTCTTCTTGATGACGTCGTACTGCGTGAGCTTCACGGGGTCGGCAGAAGTGCCCTTCGCCTTGATCATGAAGTACACGCCGCTGGGCAGCCAGCTCGACGGGACGGGAACGACGTTCATGCCGTCGAACGTGCCGACGCTGCCGTCCTTGACGGCCTTCGTGCCCATGCCCTCAAGGCCGACGATGGCGTCCGCCTGCTTAAGCAGGACAAAGTAGGTCGTGGAGATGTAGAGCGTCAGTCCGGTGTCGGGGACGAGGTTGTCGCCCATCTTGCCCTTGAGGTCCATGATATCGCCGACGATCGTGCTCTTGGTGGGAGACGCGGTCATCTGCTTGAGCGTCGCAGCGCCCATGACCCACTTCTTGAGGCGGTACTTGTCCATCATCGGGACGACGCGCTCGTCGATCTCCATGCGCAGGAACTTGCCCGCGGCGGTCTCCACGGCGATATCGCTGCCGTCCAGCGCCTCAAGATGCTTGGTGAAGGCTTTCGCCTGCGTGCAAAGCATCTCCTGCGTGGTGTACTCAAGGTCGGTCACGTCGCCGTAACGCTTGCCGCCGCGCTGATAGTCCGTCAGTTCAGCGGGGACCATGGAGTAGATTTTCACGCTCTTTGCGCCGGTGAATTCGTATTCGTGACCGGCTGCACGGTTGGTCTTGGATGCGAGCTTAAAGCGGTTAGCGATTTTGCTCGCATATTTCACGGTATAATCGAGTGCCATTTTCTTTCCTCTCTTTCATTCGGGCAAAGAGGACGCCCTATCGGTCAGGAATCGAAACCGGCAAGGAACGGATCGACGTTCCTGCTGTCGTTTCCGGCGGACTTCATGCTGCCGGTCGACCGCTGCGCGTTCTTCTGCGTCTGCTGCACGGTTTTGACCGCCTCCTGCGCGGTTTTCACGCTGGCACGCGCCTGCTCCACGGCGTAGCGGGAATAGGCTGCCGTCAGCGAAAGGCCGTTTTTCACCTCGGCCCACACGCTGTCAGGAATGCTCTTGGGGTCCTTCTTCGCGTTGTCGTAGGCGTCAGGAAAGGCCCGCTGGAACTCAACAAGATCGCGGTTAATGCGCTCCTGTTCGGCACGCTTTGCGGCCTGCTGCTCCTGCTGCTGGGCTTCCTGCGCATGAATGCTCGCTTCGCGCTCTTCGAGATCGACGGCGCGGCGGGCTTCTTCTTCGCTCATGCCGCCCGCACGTTTTGCCTCGGTGCGGACTTGTCTCACGTAATCGGGAATGCTCATGCCGGCTGCGCGCGCAAACTCGCCGAACATCTCGATCACGGGCTTGGCCTCGTCGTACTTCCCGCGGATGCGGTCGTAGTCAAGGCCCTTCTGTGCGAGGGTGACCATTTCGGCCTCACCGACCGTGCGCTCACTGTCCAGATGGCGCAGCGTCCACGTTTTCGGCTCTTCCTGCTGCCCTTCGGGGGGCTGCTGGTCGGTATTTTCGGCAGCGTCAGCCTCCTGAGCCTCGCCCGATGCACCGTTTTCGGTGCCCTCGGGGGAACCCTCACTGGCGTCTTCGCTGCCCGCGTCGGTCTCGCTGCCTACGCTTTCCTCCTGATCGTCCGCGTCCTGCCCGTCGGCAGAAACCTCGGTGTCAAGGCCGTCATCTTCGCCCCAGCCGTCAAGAAATGCGTCCTGCTGGTCGGCAGTCTCTTCCATGACTTCGGTGTTTTCGATGGATTCGTTCATGTGATGCTCCTTCCTCGGCTGGTCTGCCGTGGGAATGTATTTGCACCGGCGCTGGTCTGCACCGGCGTATGGATAAAAATAAAAAACGCCGAAACAGCACGGAAAACCGTGTGTCTCGGCGTTGAACGCTCTTGCTTGTTATGTACTTATTCGTCCGCGAGCTGCACCCCGTCAACGATGAGTGGGAAGCGCTCGGCCTTGCATTTGCTGCACCATACCGGCGTATTGCGCACGGTGCTGGTCTTCAGCACCCGCAGCAGCTTTTTGCGGCATTTGGGGCAGGTGTACCACCCGTTTATCACCATCGCGCAAACTCCCCGTACTCGATGCCGCCATACGGCAGCCCGTCTTCGATGCTCTCGAACGAGGAGGGAACTCCCTCACGCGCCTTGGCGAGGCGCTGCTCGTAGAGCTGCCAGAAAAAGTTTGCGAGCGTCGGATTTTCCTCGCTCAGCAGCTTTGCCGCAAGCCCGCAGGGGAGGACGCTGCGCACAATGTACGGGTCCATCTTGATCTCGTCGGAAAAGCTCGTCAGATCGTCGAGCGCCGGACGCTTTCCGTCCTCGCCGATGGCGAAGGTGTCGCTCGCCGGGTAAGCGTCATCGATGAGGTTATTGAGAATGCCAATCGTCCTGACCTTGTACTCGGTCGTGTCGCTGTTGTCGGTGCTGCCGGAGTTTTCATTCTGCGCGTCGATGAGGTACATGGACTTGTCAAAAACGCCCTGAACGCTCAGATCAATGCTCATGTCCTCACTCCTTCGTCACTCTCGTTCGAATCCGGTCTTGCCGTTCACGGCGTACCGCATGATGTTCTCAAATCCCTCGTCTATGGGGTCGGGCGGCGGCTTGTGCATTTCCTGCTCCACGCGCTGCTCTGTGCGCTGCTCCTTGGTTTTGAAGAATTCACGGGCAAACAGCGCCGACGTCTCCGCGAGGATGACCGCAGCCATCACCAGCAGCACCGCAAGCATCGCCGTCATTACTGTTCGCCCCTTTCTCACTTGAAATCGCTGTCGTCCACGCTGTCGCCGTGAACGATGCGCACCGTCGTGTCGTTTTTCTGCTCGATCTTGTCCTGATAGCCGCCAAGGCGCGTCTGCTTCTGGAGGAAAATCCCCCTCGTGACCATGCCTTTCTCGCGGTATCGCTCGTCGGTTTCGACCTGATTCTGAATGCGAAGATACGCCATCTGCACGGCGTCCTGCAAATACGCGCAGCGGTCACCGTCATACCACGAGCGCAGCACCGTCAGCGTTACGGTTCGGCCCTTCTTGTTGTGCTCGGAGAGGTAAAGTGCAAGCCCCGCCTCGCCGTACAGCACGCCGCGCTCGTCACACTCGTCGAAGTAGTCGTCGGCGACCTTCTGGAAATCTTCAACGTGGGGGAATATCGAGACGACTTCGTGGGCCGCCTTGGAACGGGCAAGCTGCCCCGTTACGGTGTCGCGGTTTTCGATATATCCCGGCTCGCCCTTTTTCTTCGAAAAGGCCGGATTCCCGCGCCGCTTCTTGATCGGCTCATCCGCCATACCGTTTTCCCCCTTTCGTTTCGTTGGTGCAGATAGCAGGGATCGAACCTGCATCGTTGCGAGCAATAACCGCCTTAATTGCCGCCGCTCTCCCAACTGAGCTATATCTGCGTGTGGCTGCCCTTCATGCCGTCGGGCAGCCGTGTAGGAGGGTTTTCTCATGATCACACTTGCGAATCCATCGTCCCAGTTCCCATTTATGCACGAAATGCAAGCCCCGTCAATGGACAAAATTTCATGGATACAGCGAGATACAGCGCCGCACAGTCTTATCCGAAAAATATTTTTGGGACCACCGTTTTCAAAGCCCTGCCGCCCCTTTTTCCGCTACCCCGAGGTGGCAAAAAGAGCGGGGAAGATGTGCAGCAATAGCTATACACCCGTCCCCGCGAGACCCCGCCGTTTTTCCGCTACCCCCGGCCCCTTAGTTCGTTGTCGGAATACAGCCCGCCCCCATCCCTGCGCCGCGCAGCCGCCAGCCATCCCCGCGCGCCCGGGCCGTGACCGAATCGCCCCGCGCCGTCGTGCTGCCTATTGCATCCCTGCGCGCCGTCATTGATCCCGCGTAGCCTGCGTCCATCCCTGCCGAATTGCCGACAAATGACGCAGTAAAGACGCAGTAAGCCCGAAAAGCCCTGCAAAATCAAGGAAAATAGTTAATAAACTCTTAAATCGCGGCGGCGACAGCCTCGCCCCTGCCGCTCCCGTCTGCCTCATTGCCCCAGCCCTCGCGCGTTTTTTGCTTCTCCTCCAGTCTCTTAGTTGCCTATTTTGCAATACTCTTGCTAAGCCTTTACCCTCTGCTACTCGTTACCCTCTGCTCCTACCGTTACTCTCTGCTATACGTAAGCCTCTGCTATTACTCACGGAATGGTAATTACTTACAGATTCCGCCACCGTCAGAAGAATAAGACTATCTTGTCGGAGTAGAGAGTATCGTAACTGCATACTCCTAACGCTACTCTCTGCTATACGTAAGTCTTACTATTAGCCTACGGCAGTAAGGTATATAAATAATTCAAGAATTATTTATATCCGTGCGTGTGCGCCCGCGCGCGATATGTATTGTATATGCGCGGTCATCTGCTCGGCGACGGCGGCGGGGGAGGGCATGACAAACGCCCGGAGCTGCTGCCCCGGGCGCTGCTGTTATATCTTGTCTCTGATCGCGTCGAGTATCCACGCGTTGACGCTCTGGCCGCACTGCTCGGCGGCGTGGCGGATCTGGTCTTTGCTCGGCGTCTGGTCTTTGCGCAATTTGATCGTGATCTTTTCGACGTTCTCTCGTTCCCACTTGAGCGACGCGCGGCGCTGCGCCTCGGATGTTTTCGGCGTCATCGGCTTTCCTCCGCATCTAAGGCAGACGTCACGGCATCCGTTGCACCGGCAGGCTTTTCGCGAGTGCTTGGGGACATGACCTGCCGTTTCTTTGCGTCTCGGTCTGCCTGAGTGAGGATAGCCCGCTCGATGAATGCGGAAACGTCCTCGCTTTCGGCGTCTGCGGCGCGCTGTGCGGCGTTAAGGGCTGCGGGTGTCAAATACCCCTCGGGCGAGCCTTGACGCGCTCCTGCACCGTTTGGCGCGGGATTATGCGCATATCCTCGAGACGCTGCGGCAAAGCTGCGGGCGCTGTCCATTGCAAGCCGCAACCCGCTCTTTGCTTCGAGCGCTTCCAGAATATAGCGGTTTGTGCTCTTGTTCTCGCTGGAGGCGGCGGCTTTGATCTGCTCCGCGCCGCCCTTCGGAACGACAACGGCGAGCCGGTCATAGTTGTTTTTTGAATATTTGTTGATCGCTTTATAGCTTGGTGGCATGGCATAGCCTCCTTCCTGATTCAAACATTATAGCATAATTACGTCAGCCCTGCAAGACCAAAACATAATTTGCAAATAATGCATAATCGCATTGGTGCATAATTGTGCAATTTGCCAGAACTGCATAATTTTTAAATTATGCCCTTGACAGCGGAATATAAGTGTGCAATAATGCAACCATACCAAGCAACCACGACAGCGAGAGCAGCGGGAGGCCATCCAATCAAAACTGAAAGAAGGATGCCATCCATGTTAACTCTCGAACGAATTGAATCAGCCAAAATTCCAGCAGCCCAGGACCTGACGCTTTACGAATTGTTTCTGCTGCGTAGGGCGAGCGGCGGTAGCCGCTTTGAAATCGCGTGCCTGGCCTACAAAGCCGGATACCTGCGGGGAGCCGGTCAGTCAAAGAAAAACGCCCCGGCCAGTGCTGGAACACTGACCGAGGCAAGCCCCCAAATCCAACACAACCACGAATCGAAAAAAGGAGCGAAATTATTATGACACAGTATTTTGAGAACGTCAAGACATTAGACGAGCTGAAAAAGCAGTATCGCCGCCTCGCGATCAAGTATCATCCCGATATGGGCGGCAGCACGGAGATCATGCAGCAGATCAACGCCGAGCATGATCGGCTGTTTGAGCAGCTCAAGACGCAGCATAACGCCAGCGCGGACGAATACCACCAGACCACCGAGACCCCGGAAGAGTTCCGCGCGATCATCGAACTGCTGATGAAGTTAGACGGCCTCGAGATTGAATTAGCGGGTGCGTGGCTGTGGATCGGCGGCAATACGAGAGCGCACAAGGAAGCGTTGAAAGCCGCCGGGTGTCGTTGGAGCAGCAACAAAAAACTCTGGTATTGGCGTCACGAGGAAGCGGGCCGCCGCTGGCATCGCGGGAACAAGACCATGTCGGAGATTCGCGCGAAGTACGGCAGCCAGATTTTCAACGGCGGTCGCGAAAGCAGCGGATATGAAAAGATCGGGGCGGCCTGCTGAGCCGCCCCGGAAAGGAAAGCATTATGAATCAAGAGCCGATTGTTATTTCTCGTATCGAATTTTTTGAAGATAAAGACGGAGCCGAGTTATATTTGACAGGGAAGCCCACAAGCGAAATTTTGGACATTTTGAGGCGTGAAGGTTGGCGATGGTATCCCATGCGGAAATGCTGGTGGAGATATAATGCTTCTCAGCACTTGCAACCATTGCGCGATGCGTTCAGAAAGGAGAATCGAACATGAAATATTTAATCCGCCTCGAAAATACACGCACTTCCCGGCATGACGCCCTTTTAGCTTTTGCCCCCATTCCCGCCGGAACGGTAATTGGTTGGGGGAGCGACGAGCACAGCCCCGACGGGATCGCCTATTGGACCGTCACCAGCTGCGAGGAGGTCACCGCATGAATTACACATACGAGATTGAGCGCCGTATCTGCGCCGAGTTCTGCGACAAATACGCATTTACCCATTGCGAGCGGTGCCCACTTTACAAGGCTTGTTGTGGCTTTGAAAACGATATGAGCAAGACCGCCGAAGAGAATGAAAAACGGTGGGAGGCTGGACTTGTAAGCGCGCTCTCCGCCTATGACGCACAGCACTAAAACACCTTAACCACAAGCGCCCGCCCCGGAGGTAACGAGGGCAGAAAGGCAAATTTATGTGGATTGCAGTTGCAGAGTATGCAGACGGAACGAGAATTGAAAAGAAATTCCCATATAGCGAGGACGGAAACTACAACAAAGAATGCGAAAAGCAATATGAACTCGAAGAGTGGCTAATAGGGCAGCACGATGATTGTGTTTTCTACAGTGTGAGCTATGAGGAGGTCTCCGAATGAGCTATCTTGACCTATTCCAGCGCTACGGCAGCCCCCGCGAAGATGCCGATATCCGCTTGACGGGCTACCTGACCCGCCCCGACACCCTGACCGCCGACCGCATCAAGCACAACGACGAGAGCGCCGCGCGCCTGATCGACGAGTGCCAAGCGCTGCTTACCGACCTGACCGAGTACCGGCAGGCGCTCGCCGCCCGCTATGCCGCCCTTGCAACTGCCGCCTATCACGACCGGCTCGAGCTGATCCGGGACCGCCGTTGGCGTGAAAGCCCTGTCGTGTATCACGTGCAGATTGTCCGCACCTACGAGGACGGCACGACCGAGACCCCATTGCATGAGACCTACCACGGCCAAGAGCGCCGCAAGGCGTTTGCCCGCTTCGCCGAGCTGCAAAAGCAGCGCCCCGGCATTGAGACCCACCAAGACACCGACAAGCGCAGTTGGGAGCGTTGACAACCAACGCGCCCCATGATACCATCAACATACCGATATGCCAGAAAGGAGCGCCCACTATGACATATCTTGTAATCCTCTCCACCTACGCCGCATCCCGTGCAACAGATATCCCGCAGATCCGCGATCAAGACGGCTTTGTCGCCGTCGGCTCGACCAGCAGCGCCCCGGAGCATCATTCCGCCGCCCAGCAGATCGCCGCGCTGGGATGGGATGTCGATTCGGAGACGTCCCGCCTCCGTCAGCTCGTCCGCATCCGGCTCCCGAAAGAGGTGGACTTCTCCCCGTACAAGTTTGCTGGGCTGACGGTCTACGGCCTGCATACGCCTGCCGAATCCTCCCACGATGGCAACGGCTCGACCGTCTTTGCAAGCGTCGGAAAGCCCGCCAGCATCCGCGAGGCGGGCAGCGATGAGGCAGCGTTTTCTGCCGCGCTGGCATCCGGCATCTACCTTTCCGTCCCGCAGCCGGACGGCTCCCGATGCAGGGTCAAGTGTCCCGTCGTCGGCAGCAGCCCGATCTATTCCGACCATTTCCCCGATGATTTCAAGACCGAGTTCGACGAACAGACCGCCCGCGAGTTTGATACCACCATTCGCTGACCTCCAACACAAAGAGCGCCCCCGCCAATGGTGGGGACGCTCTTATTATATGCATGACACAGTAATGACGCAGCACGCCTATTTTGCATTGATATTGCAAGAAAAGTATTTAAAATCTCGTTAAAAACCGTCCCTTTTACTACTGGCACGGGCGCGGGGCAGGTGGTATAGTAAACAGGCATGTGTTTTTTTGGAGGATCAATATGTTTTCTGCCTTTTTTCGCAGCCTGAAGCAGGAATTTGCAGGCTACAACTCGAAAAAGCTGCTCGCCGACATGATGGCGGGCCTGACGGTCTGCGCTGTCGCGCTGCCGCTGGCATTGGCGTTCGGCGTTTCATCCGGCGCGAGCGCGGCGTCCGGGCTTGTCACGGCCATCATCGCGGGCGTGGTCATCGCCATTCTCGGCGGCGCGTCGTACCAGATCTCGGGCCCGACGGGCGCGATGAGCGCGGTGCTTGTCGGCATCGTCGCGGAATACGGTCTGCAGGGCGTGTTTTTTGCCTGCTTTGCCGCGGGCGTTCTGCTGCTGCTTGCGGGCGTCTTCAAGCTGGGTCGCTTAATTAGCTTCATCCCGATGCCCGTCATCATGGGCTTCACCTCGGGCATTGCCATCATCATTGCGATGGGCCAGATCGACAACTTCTTCGGCACGGTGTCGGAGGGCGGCTCGAATTTGGAAAAGATCGCGTCCTATGGCCGTCTTGGCTTCCATCCGAACATGCAGGCGGTGCTCATCGGCCTTCTCGTCGTGCTGGTGATGGTCTTCTGGCCGAAAAAATGGGGCGCGCGTGTGCCGGGCTCGCTCGTCGGCATCATCCTTGCGACAATCGTCGCGACAGTCGCGGGCATGGATCAGCTCGCTGTCGTCGGCGACATTCCCAAGACGCTCCTGCTCGCCGACCGCCTGTCGCTCGGCGGCCTGAGCCTTTCAATGCTCGAGGATCTTGCTTCTCCTGTTGTGACAATCGCGGCGCTCGGCATGATCGAGAGCCTGCTTTGCGGCGCGTCGGCCTCGCGCATGAAGGGCGAAGCGTTCAACGCCGATCAGGAGCTGATCGCACAGGGCGTGGGTAATATTCTGCTGCCGCTTTTTGGCGGTGTTCCCGCGACCGCAGCCATCGCACGCACGAGCGTAGCGGTCAAGTCCGGCCAGCAGACGCGCCTTACGAGCGTGTTCCATTCGCTGTTCCTGCTTGCCTCGATGTTCCTGCTCGGCGGCGTGATGGCGCGCCTGCCGCTCTCGGCGCTCGCGGGTGTGCTGATGGTCACGGCGTGGCGCATGAACGACTGGGAGGGCATCCGCTACATCTTCCGCCACAAGTTCAAGTCCGGTATCAGCCAGTTTTTGATCACGATGCTCGCAACGGTCGTCTTTGACCTGACGGTCGCGATCCTGCTCGGCGTGGTATACTCCGCCATTTTGTACATGGCGAAGTCGAGCCACATCCATGTGAATTTCTCCGATATCGACGCGAATAAGCTGCGCTCGGTGGAGGGCAAGCCCCCCATTCTTGAGACCTCCGGCGTGGCGTACATCACGGGCGCGCTCTTCTTCGGCGCGGTGGATGAGTTCAACCACCGCATGGCGGAGATGCCGCAGTACGATCACATCATCTTGTCGATGCGCGGTATGCCGAGCGTGGACGTTTCGGGTGCGCAGGCGATGCTCGAGCTGTGTGAGGCGCTCAAGAGTCAGGGCAAGACGGTTGCCTGCTGCGGCATGACCGAGGCGGTACGCACCTACTTTGACCGTGCCGGCATCACCGAGCTTCTCGGCGAGGAGTCCTACTTCTGGAGCGCCGACCAGGCGATCCTTGATCATATATACCCCACCCCACAAAAAAAGAAGAAAAAAACAACGCCTCCCGGCCGGGGGGGGGAGTTGCTTTTTGCTGTACATGGGCTGCGAAAGATTTTATTTGCGCCGGTCACCCTCGCGTGCGATCTTGTCGAGCGATTCCTGCCGGACAGCCTGACGAAGCGCCGTCAGGTAGGGCGAAAAGGCAACGTTCTGCTCGCCGTAGGTGAGCTGGAGGTCGTATTCGTGGTCCTCCCAGGTCGAAATGTCGGACTCGTTGTGGGAGATCACGGCCTCGAGCTTGTCGAGCGCCTTGTAGATTTGGGCCTCCTGGGTTTCGAGCGCGGCCATCTCGTCGTAGAGTGCGCGCATCTCCTCGCGGCAGGGGGAGGGAAGCGATGCGACCCACTGGTAGAGCAGCGCTTCCTCCGTCGATTCGTCCTGTGCGGTCTTGTCAAAGGCGGGGATATCGCCCGTGAAGCACTCGCCGAGGTCGTGGATGAGGCACATGCGCGTCACCTTGTCCATGTCGGCCTCGGGAAATTCATCGCGCAGGAAAAACGCCATCAGTGCGATGCGCCAGCTGTGCTCGGCAACGCTCTCGTGCCGCCCGCCGGAGGTGTAGCAGTGGCGGGTGGTGTCCTTCAATTTTTCCGCCGTGTGCAGCGCGGCGAGCAGTTCGCTTGGTCTCATGCGTCTCCTCCATTGTCGTTTTCTGGTATTTTACCAGAGGCGGAAACGACTTGCAAGGAAAAGAAAGAAGAGAGATTCCCATTCCCAGCGGCATATGATATCATGAATGCGAGAAAATTTGGCGCCCGGTGA